AGCCCTCGAGCTGTACGAATACTGGGAACCTGATACTGTTATTATAGAGTCTAAAGGAAGTGGGACTCCTTTAACTCAAGAACTGCGTAAAATAGGAATACCAGTACAAAATTTTACCCCGAGTAAAGGATCGGACAAAGTAGCCAGAGTAAATTCATGTACGCCTTTATTTGAATCGGGCATGGTCTGGAAACCTGACGAACCATGGGCGGATGAAATGATAGAAGAATGCGTGGCTTTTCCTGCGGGAGACCACGATGACTTAGTCGATAGTATGAGTCAGGCGTTATTGCGATTTCGTCAGGGAGGCTTCATCCAATTGGATTCAGATTATGAAGATGAATACGAAAGTTTTCGTGAACGGAAAATGGTTTACTATTAATAGTAGTTATTATAAAGTGAGGTACCATTGTGGCGATTGAAAAAGAAATACCCTCTATTGTATTGGGAGAAGTTGACGAAGTCCCTCCTTTTCCCGAAGAAGAAATTGAACTAGAGATAGAAGACGATGATGGCACCGTTATCGATTTAGACCCTCAGGTAGAATCCCCCCAAACCAATTTTGAAGATAATTTAGCAGAATACCTAGATGAAGACACTTTAGGTAAATTAGCCAGTGAACTAACAGGTTACTATGAAGAAGACAAAGATTCTAGAAGTGATTGGTACACTGCGTTTGCTAACGGTTTAGATTTACTCGGGATAAAACAAGAAGAACGTTCCCAGCCGTTCGAGGGAGCGAGTGGAGTTAACCACCCTTTATTAAGTGAAGCGGTCACCCAATTTCAATCACAAGCCTATAAAGAATTATTACCCCCAGGAGGACCAGTCACCACACAAGTAGTAGGCGATGATAATTCGGAAGTAATTCAACAATCTAGACGTGTAAAAGAATTCATGAATTATCAGATCACGCACGTCATGGAAGAATACGATCCTGAAATGGATCAATTATTATTTTATTTACCGTTATCAGGAAGTGCGTTTAAGAAAGTTTATTTTGACACAATGTTAGACAGAACGGTGAGTCGTTTTGTTAAGGCAGAAGATTTCGTGGTGAGTTATGCCACTACTGATTTATCTAATTCACCACGATACACTCACGTTATGACCATGACCGAAAATGATTTGCGTAAAATGCAGTTAAACGGTATGTACCTAGAAATGGAACTAACAGGAGCCAGTATCCCTACGGAAAACCAAGTTCAAGAAAAGATAGATAAAATGGAAGGGGTTAAACCTACTTACGCAGATAATAATGAACTCTATACTCTTCTAGAAATGCACATAGACTTAAAGCTATTAGAAATAGAAGACCATGGATTTGCGTGCCCTTATATAGTAACTATTTGTCAAGACACTAATAAAATACTGTCTATCCGCAGAAACTGGGAACCTGATGATTCACTTTATAATAAGGTAGATTATTTTGTACAGTATAAATTCTTACCAGGATTAGGGTTTTATGGGTTTGGGTTAATCCACATGATTGGTGGTTTAACTAAATCGGTCACTTCAATATTAAGACAATTAATCGACGCAGGAACACTAGCTAATTTACCTGCAGGCTTTAAAGCCAGAGGCATGCGTATTCAAGGTGAAAACGAACCTTTGCAACCAGGAGAGTTTAGAGACGTAGATGTAGCTGGTTCTACACTGCGGGATGCTCTTATGCCGTTACCTTATAAAGAGCCGTCTAGCGTATTAGCTCAATTATTAGGTGTATTAGTAGATTCGGGTAGGAGATTTGCTTCTATCACAGATATGCAAATGGGGGACTTAGGCAACCAAGAAGTTCCAGTAGGCACAACGGTAGCGATGTTAGAACGTGGTACTAAAGTAATGAGTGCTATTCATAAGCGTTTACATTATGCACAAAAGAAAGAATTCAGATTATTAGCGTCACTGTACGCAAGGTACTTACCGCCTCAATATCCTTATGCTCTTCCAGGAGGACAGGGTTATGTGATGGCACAGGATTTTGATGAGCGAGTAGATGTTTTACCTGTTAGTGACCCTAATATATTTTCCATGGCACAGCGTGTGTTAATCGCACAGCAAATGTTGCAAATGGCACAGGTAGCACCAGAAATACACAACTTACCAGAAGCGTATCGTAGAATGTACGATGCTCTAGAAATAAAGAACGTAGACTCTTTATTTCAACAAGAACAAGAAGTGCCTCCGAGGGATCCTATTTCCGAGGAACAGGCAGCCATGTTAGGACAACCGATACAGGCGTTCGAGTGGGAAGATCACGAAGCCTATATTGCAGCACACAGTGCGTTTATACAAAACCCAATGGTTCAGGATAATCAAATGGCGATACAAACAATCAGTGCTAATATACAAGAACATCAAGCTATGCTATACAAACAGCAAATTGAACAGGTAATGGGACAACCGTTACCGCCTCTGGAGCAAATGACACCAGAAATAATGAATCAAGTTGCATTTGCTTCTGCGCAAGCCACTGCTGAGGTAACAGGTAGAGCGAAAGCTGTACAAGAAGCTGTTGAACTACAACGAATAGATCCAGTTATTGAAGTTCAAAAAGAAGAAATTGCCCAGCGTGCACAAAAAGATGCTACCCAAGCCCAGCTCGATGCAGAGAAGATTCTTTCTAATGAGGCAATTGCCGAAATGAAGATTGCAGCAGACAGAGAGAAAACATTAATACAAGCACAACAGGAAGCTGATCGTACGTTTGCGGAGACGCTTAAACAGGTACGGGAAGCTGACACTAAAAGTAGAGGAGACTAAAATGAAAGGTGGACCCAAAAAGAATCCAATTAAAGGCGTAGAAGGTACTAAAATTAAAAAAATTACCCGAAAAGCTAAAGGCGGTGGCGCAGCCACTAAAGGTTTAAAATTTGTAGAATACGGGAGGACGTAATGCCAGGACCAGGAAAAAGACAAAAAGCCCCAAGAGCATGGGCTCGTCTTATGGAACGAAAGAGAAATAAGACTAAAGGTTCTAAGAAGAGGGCAAAAAGACCTTCAACTGGACCAAGTGGTGGTCAAGGTTACTCAGGTTGGAAGGGAGGACCATGGGGTGGCAATGAAGGTGGACGAGTAGAAACCGAAGACCAACGTTCAAAAAGAAAGGAAAAAGAAGACGCCAACGTAAGAGGTTATGTTCATGGTGGAAGAATAAAAAAACAAGCTGGTGGTAAAGTCTTTCCAGGAAACTGGGAAAAAATTGGACCAGCACGTATGGCTGATGCTGCTAAAGACCCACAGTTGATGGGAAGCACGGGCAGACGAGCTTCTGGTTCAAGAAGGAAAGCAGGACCAGGTGGATACTCCGCAGGAGGAAAGGTTAAGAAAAAATAATGCCACTTAAACAAGGATCATCACAAGAAACTGTTTCTAGTAACATCAGTAAACTGGCGAGTGAAGGCTACCCTCAAAAACAGGCAGTCGCTATTGCACTTGATAAAGCTGGTGGGAAAACCAAACGTATGAATGATGGTGGACCAGTGAAAGCTGAAATTGCTAGAGCTTGTGGAAAAGTGATGGATGATCGGAGAAAAACAACTAAATTTTACTAAGGAGTAGATATGCCAGGAATGACAGCTAGAAGAGACTTATTCAGAGGAGACCCTGACAAGTTCATTCGTCCAGGGGATAAAGCCCTTTATGACGATAAGTCTAAAAAGAAAAAGAAGAAATAGTTTTGGATTGGTTAGAAACAACGGAGTTTCTACTCAAGCAATACAGAAAGCGTAAACAAGAGCTTTCTGATTTGCTTGCTAGTGGTGGGGCTAAGGATTATCCTCAGTACCAGAGAATAGTCGGCGAAATAACAGGTCTAGAGTTTGCCGAACAAGAAATATTAGACCTACATAAAAGGATGAGAGTAGAGCATGAAGACGGTGAGTAAATTTGGTTCAGAAGAAAAAGAAGGCAAAGTCGTTCCTAATTTTGTAGAAAATTTTAGTTCTGAAGAAGCAGAACCTGAACAAGATTTTTTTACTCCTGAAAAACTACAGGAAGATGCTTCCTTACAGGCAAAACTTCCAACCCCCACAGGATATAGAATTTTAATATTACCTTTTGTCCCAGGAAAAGTGACAAGAGGAGGAATTCATTTGGCTAAGCAAACAGTAGATAAAGAACGACTGGCAACAGTAGTTGGTTATGTAGTAAGACTTGGTCCAGATGCGTACAAAGATGATCGTAAATTTCCCGAAGGACCATGGTGTCAAGAAGGAGATTGGATTATTTTTGGCAGGTATGCAGGTGCCCGAATTCAAATCGAAGGAGGAGACTTGCGTTTATTAAATGACGATGAAATTTTAGCAGTAATCAATGACCCTGAAGATATTTTAGCAGGATGATTTACTTTTCTAGAGTTTCACGCTATCATCGAGGGCTATGAACATGGAACAACCCATGCAAAACGTCGTAGAAGACGAAGAAGAGAAAGGAGTGGAAATAGAACTTTCTTCTGAAAATGAAGAACAAGAAGCAGAAGAAGCTACTATAGTTGAAGAAACTGTAGAAGTAGAAGAAGTTTCTGAAGAACATGATCAGGAGGTTGCAGAATACAGTGATTCTGTTAAAAAACGTATTGATAAGCTTACTTATAAAATGCGTGAAGCCGAAAGGCGTGAACAGGCAGCACTAAAATATGCAGAAAGTGTAAAAAACGAATTAACCGATACAAAAACAAAATTATCTAAAGTAGACAATAATTTATTTAGCGAATACAACACAAGAGTAGATTCTCAATTAGACAGAGCCAAAGCAAATTTAAAACAAGCACATGAAGAAAACGATACCGATAAATTAATTGACGCTCAAGGAGAGTTAGCTAAATTATCTGTAGAAGCGGAAAGTTTAACTAGGATACAAAAAGAAAGAGAAGAAAAGCAAATTGAAAATGAAGCAATACAGCTACAAGGTCAACAAATGCAGGCTCCTTTACCCCCTGATCCAAAAGCTCAGGAGTGGGCAGCACGTAATAAATGGTTTGGAGATGATGTGGCGATGACTTCTTCTGCTTTCGCTTTTCATAGACAACTTGTAGAAGAACAGGGTATTGATCCTGCTACTGACAAGTATTATGATGTCTTAGATGAAAGAATTAAAGATGCTTTCCCACATAAGTTTGAACAGACTAATAAACCTGTACAAGCAGTAGCTGGTGGTAGCGTAGGTGCAACCACTGTTAATAAATCTAAAAAGATAAAACTCACGTCTAGCCAAGTCGCAATAGCGAAGAAGTTAGGTGTGCCTCTAACAGAATATGCTAAGCATGTTCAACAATAGGAGTATAAAATGTCAGAAGAAATGAATGACACCACAGAACGTGAACCACGTTCTGCCGAGTCCCGAGAAACTCAAACTCGCAGAAAGCCTTGGCAACCCCCTTCCAGTTTAGATGCCCCAAAAGCACCAGCTGGTTATAAATACAGATGGATTCGTGAAAGTATCCTCAATCAAGAAGACAAATCGAATATGTCAAAACGTATTCGTGAAGGATTCGAACCTGTAAGAGCCTCAGATCATCCAGATTTTGAAGCTCCTACTATTGAGGATGGTAAACACGCTGGAGTTATTGGAGTGGGTGGTTTAATTTTAGCCAAGATCCCTGAGGAAATTATTGCGGAAAGAAAAGCTTATTACAAACAAGTTAATGCAGATACTATGGAAGCAGTAGATTCTCAGTTAATGAGAGAAAGTAACCCTGTAATGCCTATAGAAAAACCTCTACGATCTAGTCGTACGACGTTTGGCAGTAGGAATAACGAGGAAACTTCCTCTTGAAGATTAACACTTTAATATAGGTAAAGTAAAATGGCAAATACAAACGATCCTGATGGATTTACGCCTGCTTATCACATGTATGGTGGTGTTATTCGTCCTGCAAGAATGAGAATCCAGAGTGCATATGACACGGCTATTTATAGCGGTGACATGGTTACACTTGCTTCTGGATATGTTACTCAAGGCACGGCGACTAGTACTCCTGTAGGTGTATTTTATGGCGTGTATTATAATGATAGCTCTGGTAATCCAACTTTTTCAAAAATTTGGACAGCAGATACAGCTACATTAGGAAGTGCCGATGCTGAAGCTTACGTTTATAGCGATCCAGGTATTGTTTATGAAGCACAATTTACAGCGGGAACTCCCACTGTAGCTTTCATAGGCAGTAAGTACACCCTTAGCACAACAGCT